AAATCAATATAAATATTATTTAATTATACATAGTTTAATTATTATTTGAAACTGAGTTAAAATCAATTTACAATATAGTATATATATAAAATGAACAAGGAAATTCAAGCAAATAATTGTAATGAGTTAAAAACACTTAAATATAAATCTATGATATTAAATGGTGTTCAATGGCCTGAAAATAAATCATCAAGTGAACTAGCTAGTTTAGATAAATTTCTTGAAAACGAAAAAATAACTAATTCACATGAACCTTGGAGCAAATTAGATAAAACTGCTAAAATAAGAAAATTAACTTCTTTTGCCGATAATTATAAGATTATAAATAATTTAACGGATATTGAATATGATAATTTGATAATTTTTTTCAGAGATTGTCTAGATAAAAAGAAATTACAACGTGTTAAAGATGTAATTTATAATAAAGACACTGGAGAAATTAAAGAAATTCCGGCATTATGTTTTAATAAACCGTCAAATCATTTTACTCTTAAAAATTTAGAAAAAAGGGTATCAACGTTAAAAGGGTTAGCTCCTAAAAAAAAGCAAGGGACTGCAAAGAATCTTAAAACAAAAGATGATTCGGAATCCGATAAAGATGATTAATTTATTATAAATTAATAGTAATTTATAATAAAATTGATTAATAAGAGTTTAAAAACAAATATATAAATTATATAGATATGTTTGAAAACAATATCGGTTTAGTTGATGTTACAGAACTTATTATACCTGAGGAAAATCCCAAATTTTTCAATGATGATGAATCTTTGGAATTATATAATACATGTCTCCATTTAATGGAGGAATTTATTAGAGATAATCCTTTAGTTGTTTCTGAACCCGATTTTGAAGATATTTTTGATGAAAATATTCAGGAAATAATGTATTCTCTTTTTGATAATGATATATTTTATAATGATGATGCTGAGAATGAAATGGATGACATAATTGAACATTCTAAGAATGATTTCTTTAAATATGTTATGCCTCCTCGTTCATATCCAGATACAATAATATTAGACGACCCTGACTTTGATTTTATTGATGAACAACTTAGTATTTTAAGAAATAAGCCCCAGCCAACACAACGAACAAAAGAATGGTACGAATTCCGTCATAATTTAATTACGGCTTCAAACGCATACAAAGCATTTGAAAATCAAACAGTTAAAAATCAACTAATATATGAAAAATGCCAACCATTAAATAACAGTTTATATGTAGATAATGATGTTGATAATGAAGACATAAAAGAAGTTGTTATGGTAAATACAAACACAACTCTTCACTGGGGGCAAAAATATGAACCTCTTTCAGTAAAAATTTATGAGCATAAATATAATACAAAAATTGAAGATTTTGGATGTATTCAACATGAAAAATATAGATTCTTAGGTGCTTCTCCAGATGGTATTAATATTGACAAAACTTCGCCGAGATATGGTCGTATGTTAGAAATAAAAAACATTGTAAATCGGGAAATAGATGGAATTCCAAAAAAAGAATACTGGATACAAATGCAACTTCAAATGGAAGTATGTGAGCTTGATGAATGTGACTTTTTAGAAACAAAATTCTCTGAATACCCAGACTATGCAGCTTATCTTGATGATACATTAAATGAATATTATGAAGATGATGAAGGTATAGAATTTCTTAACTTATGTTTATCAAAAGATAATAAAATGAAAGGTTCAATAATTTACTTCCATACAAAAGAAGGCTCACCATTTTATGTATATAGGCCGTTAGATTTAATTCATCCGAATGACATTGAAGAATGGCAAGAAAGTATTGTAGATTATTATCAATATAATCCTGAATTTAAGTATACATATATGAAAACAATTTATTGGAAACTAGACCAATTAAGCTGTGTGTTAGTTTGTAGAAATAGACAATGGTTTAATGATAATATAAATGAATTACAACAACTGTGGTCAATAGTGGAAAAAGAAAGAGTTAGCGGTTATGAACATAGAGCGCCTAATAAGAGACAAAAAAAAGAATCTGGTGAAACAAATAATAATATAGGTGTTCTGAAGAGTAGTGTATGTATGTTACAATTTAATAAAGAAACAGGAAAAATAACGGTTGTTAAGATAGAAAATGACAATATTAGTCCTAATGTAGGCCTTAGAGACCCGCTCGCTCTCCTTTAGCATTTATAGCAGTCTTTCTATTTATCCTACTCTTTCTATTTGTACTACGCTTTTTATTTCTCCTACTCTTTCTACTCTTTCTACTCTTTCTACTCTTTCTACTCTTTCTACTCTTTCTTAGTTTTATTGTTTTTTTTATTTTTCCACCAGTTATACCTAATTCACTTAAACTTATATTTTTATTTGAAGATTCTATTTTCTTTATTAAATTTTCTTTATTCTTTATTTCTGACTCCATTTTAGATATTTTTTCTTTAAATTCTGGCTTTAATTCATTACCTATTTTATTTACAGACCATTTTGACTCTTGTATCATTATTTTATAATCTTTTTCTAAAACCTTTAATTCATTATATAATAAACCTAATTTTTCTTGAACCTCATGATTGCTAAAATTACATATAATGTGTTTTTCATATCCACCAGTTTCTTTTTTAACAATATTAATTATTTTATTCTTTTCTTCTTCTATATCATACACATCATTAACTACATTGTCATAAACATTCTCATTATCCATTTGTTCATTACTTTTAAAACGCTTTATCATTGCAACATTATTGGTATCATGAAAACAATTTGAACCAATTCCAGATAATTTTGCATCTATTTTAAAACCAAATTTACTATATAAACATAAACCACTTATATTCTTAAATCCACCACTAATCTCTAATAAACCTACATGCAATATTTCAGGACCATAATAATTTACAGGAACTTCATCTGTTCTTATAGGATTTAATCTAGTTAACATTCTTGACATTTTTTTTGGATGACACAGTATAGCATACAAATATAAACCTATCAAAATATTTCCATAAGCATTGCGTGAACAAATTAATTTTAAAGCATATGCATCTTCAAATTTAAAACATTCGCCTTTTTGAACTATCGCTAATGATATTATACAGCTTGAATCTTTTGGCTTTTTTATATCTATTAATAGAGATAAATCATATGCTCTATAGTTATGAGGTTCTTGAATTGTTCTTTTTAGAACATCTCTAACGTAATCTTCATAAATACCACCACAAATCCTTGATTCTAATATTATATTAGTTAACTTAATTAACATTTTATATTGACTTTCATCCAACTCCTTAAAATATTCATATACTTCATCTAAATTCATTATTTTTAAATTATTTAATTGAACTGATATTTTTGATGTGTATGACTCTACTATTGTATTTGTAAAAAAATAACTTTTCAAAAAGTCATTCAGTTGGTCAGGCGTACGCATTTTTTTACTTTCTTCTTTTATAGGTTCTGGTTGTTCGTGTTTCCGTTTCATTATATTTGGCAACTTTTTAAACATTGGATTATAATCTTCTTCTTCTATTTCCTTATACATAGGGTCATATTCATCTAACTCCGAATCAGACATTATTTATATATTATGTTTATATAAATAATATTAATATAGGATATTTTCATTAGTTGGAATAGAAAAATATAACTCATTTGGCTCTGTTCTAAAGTATCCTACTCTTGCACCAGAACTTTCTTCTGCTTGAGGCAAAGGAGTTATAATGTTACTTTTAGTATTTTTTTTATCATGATAAATCGCTCCACAGAAATCAGCACGAACACACGTTCCCTCATCTGGATTATACCTATGTTGTAAATTATTTGTTATTTGTTCATAAGAACCTAATGTAAATATTGGATAACGCCACCATATTTGATTATAATTATTTTTAGATGTTTCATTTTTTCCTATTAAAGGATAATCGTCCAATATAGCTTGACTCACTGACTTTGGAAAACTTCCTGGAGTTGATAAATCATATAATCCGCTAAATCCTTCAAATTTTTTTATAAACGGAGCTTCTAAACTTGTAAAATATAAACTAACAGCTAATATTACTATTAAAAATATAATACTTCCAATAAATTTATCTTTCATATAATATAGATTTATATAAAAACTTATTAATTAAACTTTTCAAAAACTGACTTAAAATTAAACTAACAAATATTTATATAATGGAATCTAATAATATGCGTGTTACCAAAAGAAATGGCGAATTAGAAGAAATCGCATTTGATAAAATTCTAACTAGAATTAAAAAAATAGGTCAAGAGGCTTCTATAAACATAAATTATCAACAATTGGTTATAAAGGTTATTGATCAACTGTATGATACAATTTCAACAACAAAAATTGATGAATTAGCAGCTGAACAGTGTGCGTCTCTTTCTACACTTAATCACGATTATGGAACTCTTGCTGGACACATTATTATTTCAAATCATCAAAAAAATACTGACCCTATTTTTTCAAATGTTATGTATGAATTATATCACTTTCATGATATTCATAACAATCATAAACCATTAGTTTCTTCTGAATTGTGGAAATTTGTTCAACAGCATGATGTAGAGTTGAATAGTATGATTGACCATAACAGAGATTATTTGATTGATTATTTTGGCTTCAAAACACTAGAGAAAGCATATTTATTTAGAAAGGGGAAACAAATTATTGAAAGACCACAGCATATGTGGATGCGGGTTGCTGTAGGAATTCATGGAGATTTAACTAATCCAAAATCATTAGAATTAATTAAAGAAACGTATAATTTAATGTCTCAGAAGTACTTTACTCATGCTACTCCTACGCTTTTTAACGCAGGAACTCCTAGACCACAAATGAGTTCTTGTTATTTATTAGCAATGGAAAATGACAGCATTGATGGAATCTTTAATACGCTTAAGGATTGCGCAAATATTTCTAAATGGGCTGGAGGTATTGGTTTACATGTTCATAATATTAGAGCTAAAGGTACTCATATTCAAGGAACAAATGGAACATCTAATGGATTAGTTCCAATGCTACGTGTATTTAATAATACTGCCCGCTATGTCGATCAAGGAGGTGGAAAGCGTAGTGGTTCATTTGCTATTTACTTAGAACCTTGGCATTCAGATATTTTTGACTTTTTAGAAATGCGTAAAAATCATGGTGATGAAGAAATGAAAGGTCGTGACCTTTTCTATGCTTTATGGATTTCTGATTTATTTATGGAACGAGTTAAAGAAAAGAATGGTAAATGGTCTTTATTTTGTCCACATGAATGTCCTGGTTTACCTGACGTTTATGGTCAAGAATTTAAGACACTATATCAAAAATATGAGCAAGAAGGTAAAGCCAGAAAAACTATTGTTGCACGCGATTTATGGTTTGCTATCTTAGATTCTCAAATGGAAACTGGCACACCTTATTTGCTTTATAAAGATTCTATAAATAATAAATCAAATCAAAAGAATCTTGGAACCATTAAATCATCTAATTTATGCTGTGAAATTACAGAATACTCTGATGCTGAAGAAACTGCTGTATGTAATTTAGCTTCTATAGGATTACCCACATTTGTAAACCAAGAAACAAAACAATTTGATTATAATAAACTTCACGAGATAACTAAGGTTGTAACTAACAATTTAAATAGAGTAATAGATATTAATTTTTATCCTACAGAAAAAACAAAAAGAAGCAATATGAGACATAGACCGATTGGTATCGGAGTTCAAGGTTTAGCAGATACATTTATTTTAATGGATATTCCGTTCCATTCTGATGAAGCCAAAGAAGTAAATAAATTAATTTTTGAAACTATTTATCACGCCGCATTAGAAAAGAGTAATCAAATAGCAATTGAACGAAAAGAATGGATATTAGAACAATTTCGCAATCGGGTTGATGTATTAGATTTGTTAAATGAGTGGGAATATGAAGCTATTATAATAGAACGTTGTAAAAACCCAAATTTTATTAATAATAGTCATATAGGCTCTTATTGCTCTTTTAGCAGCTCACCTGCAGCAGAAGGCATATTACAATTTGATATGTGGAATGTTACACCAACAGAACGATATGATTGGGCAAAGTTAAAGGAATCAATCAAAATATATGGTTTGCGTAATTCCTTGTTAGTAGCTCCAATGCCAACAGCATCTACCTCACAAATATTAGGATTTAATGAATGCTTTGAACCATTTACAAGCAACTTATATTCAAGACGTACATTAGCAGGGGAATTTGTTGTGGTAAATAAATATCTTATGAAAGAGTTAATTCAATTAGGTTATTGGAATGAACAAATCAAAAATAATATTATTGCTAATAAAGGTTCAATACAACAATTAACTGTTTTACCAGAGCATATTCGTAATAAATATAAAATTGTTTGGGAAATTCCTATGAAACATATTATTGATATGGCCGCTGATAGAGGACCATTTATTTGTCAAAGTCAAAGTTTAAATTTATGGATGGAAGACCCAGTTTATAATAAACTAACATCCATGCATTTTTATTCTTGGGAAAAGGGACTAAAAACCGGTATTTATTATTTAAGAAGAAAGGCAAAACATCAGGCTCAACAGTTTACTATTGAACCAGACGCACAAGAAAAATATGAAGAACATGAAGAAATTTGTGAAATGTGTTCCGCTTAGGAACTAACTATTTTTATTTCGCTTATAAATATTTAACAATATTCTTTACAAATACCAAATGTTTTTCTATGCCATTTTGTAATACCATGTTGTTTAATACCATCCATATGTTTTTTTGAACCATATCCTTTGTTAGTATCAATACCATAATGTTCTACAAGTTCTGGATTTAAAATACATAAATCATCAATATATGTATCTCGTTCAACTTTTGCTAGGATAGATGCCGCCGCGATTGAAGTATATTTATTATCTCCACCTTCAATCATTTGGTACTTTATAGTTTCTAATTTTGCATTATTTTTATTCAAAATTGTTATTGGTTTAAAATAATTACCATCAACTAACAAAAGTATATTGTCATTATTTATTTCTTTTAGTTTAGATAATACATTTTTTATGCCTTTGTGCATAGCAGATTGCGTTGCTTGTAATATATTAATTTCATCAATAGTTTGTTCATCTTCATATTCTACAGCCCATGCTATCGCATTTTTTTTTATATATTCGGCAACTTGTTCTATCTTCTTTTTAGAATGGAATTTTTTACTGTCTTTCATTTGGGAATGATCAAAACTGTCGTCTTTAGGTAAAACAACTACTCCAGCATAGACTCTTCCAAACATTGGGCCTCTACCTGCTTCATCAATACCGATTTCTATAATAGTAGTATCAGATTCAAACATACGGTTTAACGGTTGTTGAATATTTCTCTTCTTTTTAACAACAACCTCTGGTTTAATTATTTCAATGACATTTGTTGGTTTACTTTTAATAAATTTTTTAGAAACTGGAATAATTTCAAATACTTCATCTAATTCTAATTCTTCATTGCTATCATCATCAATAATAACGGCACTAACAAAATCGGATTTATCGTTTCTAGAAGTCATTATTATATTATATATTTATTAATTATAAATATATAATTAAATGAATCAATTTTTTTCACTATATAAATTATACAATGAAAGGTGAATTATTAATACTTTTTGTAATTTTATTATTAGGATTAATTTTATGTTCATTTTTAGGCGGAAATGGTTGTATTGAAGCAAAGCTACCTTTTTTTGAAGGCATGGAAAACAATTCTAGTCAAACTTTTTACGGCCCAAATGGAGCGTCTGCCCAAGTTGACACTGATTCCAATAATCAAAGTAGTTTAGTAGTAACTAACAGTGATGGAGTATCTACAACATATAATTCAAGCGATTCTTCTTCTACAATATATTCTGAACCTAATGGCGGTTCTGCCAAAATAGTAACAGGAATGGATGGTTCTAAATCTGTAATAGTAACAAATCAAGATGGAAGTGTTCATACATATAACATAAATAATTCTTCAACATTATCTAATTCTACAAGTTCAAATAACAATAGTTCTTCCAATTATGATAATTATAATCATTACAATGGAACTTCCTACCCAACTATATTTTATGGACCTAATGGAGCAACTGCTAGAGTAATTCAAGCACCAAATAATAATACAATTGTTATTACAAACAAAAATGGAACAACTGAAATTTATTATATTGATAGGAATGCTACTGACCCAAATGTGTCTACTTATTATGGACCTAATGGCGGTTCTGCTAAAATAATAACTGATAGTAATGGAAAACAAGCTGTAGAAATAACTACTCCAAATGGCTCTAAAATAGTTTATACTGGCGATAATACATATAGTTATAACAGTCAAGACGGAAGTATAAACCAGTATGATGCTGATAATAATACAACTGGTTCAGACTATAATACAGCATATAGTTCTTCAACATATTATGGCAAAAACGGTGGTCAATATACTGGCGCGAGTGGTAATACTTATGATTCTTCTGCTTACTACAATTCTCTACCTCAAGGAATTCCACGTTCTCAAATTCCTACAGGAGATGAAGATTTATACATATTGAAATCACAAGTAGTTCCACCTGTGTGCCCAAAATGCCCAGACCCAATAGTTCAATGTCCTGATAATTTTGATGCAACAAAATGTCCACCTTGTCCTCCATGTGCTCGTTGTCCTGAACCATCTTTTGATTGTAAGAAGGTTCCAAACTATAGTGCGTTCAATCAAGATTTTATGCCAGTACCTGTATTAAATAGTTTTTCAACTTTTGGAATGTAAATAACAAATAAATAATTTTTATATCAATAACAAATTATTTATCATCAAACCCAAATACTGTTCATTTATTAGAACAAAATCACAAATAGTTTCAATGAGTAAATATATTGATAACTTTAGTAATGTTCCAACTTATTATGATTCAGATGATTATAAGGACAATTAAGAAGATAAATAATTATTTATTTCTTAATATATATATATATATATATATATATATGCGAAAAAGCAAAAAATATATTAAGAAAACACTTAACAGAAAAAGAAAAACTAAGCGAAGAAATTCAAGAAACAAATATAACAAACGTGGTGGAATGTATACTAGACCAGAATATATTGTTGATGAACGTGTTTTTTGGAGAAATTTATCTTTAAATCCAAATGCAATTCATTTATTAGAACAAAATCCAGATAGAATTGATTGGAAGTTTTTATCAGCAAATCCAAATGCAATTCATTTGTTAAGGGAAAATCCAGATAAAATTAATTGGTATTTTTTATCAGAGAATCCAAATGCAATTCATTTATTAGAACAAAATCCAGATAAGATTGTTTGGGAGACTTTATCGCGTAATGAAAATGCAATTCATTTATTAGAACAAAATCCAGATAAGATTGATTGGGAGAATTTATCAGAAAATCCAAATGCAATTCATTTATTAGAACAAAATCCACGCAATATTGATTTTGAATCGTTATCTAGAAATCCAAATGCAATTCATTTATTAGAAAAATATCCACGCGATATTGAATGGACTGATTTATCAACAAATCCAAAT